CCGCACGTTTTCGCTCTTCGGATCTTTACCCCCTATCCCCCTCGCGAGTCAAAACCTTCCGGCTCTCGAAGAAGATCGGCCCCTTCTGTGGTCTCATGTGGATCCTTATGCGATACTCCGGCAGCTTTTGCGAGTTCCTTTTGCGTGTCGTGACTTTTTACAGATTTCTGTGAAATGTTGCCCCGCTCCGCCGTCTGACATTCTTTGTGTGGTTAGGTTGGACCTGGTAGAGACTTCGAGCTCCTTGTATGCGAATAGTGGCGCTATAGCGTGAGCGGGTAATAGCGCCGCTATGAGCGGCTATTATACACATTATATACATAATACAATACATAGTGGTTTCGTGTCGAAGTCCACAATTTGTTGTAGTTACGGGCTTTGACGCCGTTTTCGAGCCGTTCGTCGGTTGCTTGTTTTGCGGTAGTGCCGGTTGCTTGTTTTGCGGTAGTGTGGTTGCTTGTTTTGCGGTAGTGTGGTTGCTTGTTTTGCGGTAGTCCCCTCAGACTCAAAACCGCATTTTACACTCGAGATAAACACATAAAACCGTAGTTAGCTGTTTACCCGTACATAAATATACGTGTAAACCGCTACCCCTTCGGCACAAAAGAGACCATTACGGCGTAGTAAAGATTGCCGGCTTTCTTGTCTTTCTTGTGCTCGTAAGAAGAGATAAAGCCTTTTTTCTCCCAATATTTCATACAGCGGTCTATCTTGTCTTTTACATCGTGGCGCTTATCTTTTGTAAGGGTCTCGGTCTCGATCCCCAGAGCGGCGTAGATATAATCGTATCTGATAGTACGCTGATTATCTGAGAGTTCATACTTGCTGCTCTTCTTGCGCTCGAAAGTGTTTCTCATAGAAATAAGCCGCCGGTACAGACACATTTTAATAGTAAAGCTTTCGTCGCCGTTATTGAGTCTCGGCACGTCCAGAAGAGTTATATCTCTGGTATCTATCTCGTTGCCATTCTCCCGAGCCCATCTTAAAAGCGGCGGGTCGAGCTTGGTATCGTCTGAGAGTCTAATAGCGCCGGCTATCACTTTGCCGTTAATCTTGAGCCGATCCGTTACCCTCTGATAGCTTACGAGTGGCTCGTCGTAGGATCTTACAACCGTTTCGCCGTCTTCGTTTACATATTCATATTCGAGCTTAAACGTACCTCTAAACTTTTCGAGCGCTTCGTCTATGCTCTTTCTCGCTTCGTCTGGTACTGTGATTTTCCCGCTTACCTTGCCGGTCATAGCTCTGTAAATCATATCGTGGCTCATTACTCTGTTACCGGCACTTAAGAGAGTTATGATAGCGTCGTGTACGCTGTAGTCTTTCTCGTTAAGCTCTGGAAGTTCTAAGAGCGTACCCTTGCCGAGAAGCTCTTTGTAATCTATGGCTACTCTTGCCGTTACTTTCCCTTTACCGTCGAGCCGTACGTCGTATAGCGCTTCTGGATCTGAGTCCACCGGCTTCATAAGCTCGTTTTTGAAGAGTTGTTTCGATACTCGGTCTACGGTTACCACATAGTTTTTCGGTCTTACGGCGAGTATGCTCTCTTCTGTTGTCTCATGTGTTCCTGGCTTGCCGCCCACGCTCGACGTAAAAGCGCTCTCGTCTACGGTCTGTATGATATAGTCTTTTATGCGCTGTATGCGCTCTCCGTCTTTTTTCAGCCCTTTAATATGGCGCTGATAGATATAATCTGTAAGATATTTAATCGTGTCGTTGACGTCCAGAAGATACCCATTTTCTACAATATCTACTTTGATATGCGGCATATCTACATGCCCGTTTATCTCTATGAGATCCTCTAAGTTACCCTTTCCCCTGTAATATTTACAGATTCTCGGTATAAAATCGTCGATAGCTTGAAAAGCGTCTTCTACTATGGCGTCTGGTTCACCGGCGATCGTCTTAAAGTGAGTGTCGAAAGTAGATCTCATAAATTCATCTACGGCGTTATTAGATCTCTGCATAAGCTCGAGTCGCCGCTTACGCTCTTCTCTCCATTCATCAGAGCCAGAGTTAAGCCATTCTTCATGAAGCTTTTCTAAGCGAGCGAGCGCCTTTTTAGCTTCTTTCTCGCTTTTGTTGTCTGTCTTTATTGCCGCCGGCGGTTCTTTCCCCTGGGGCTTTAGCGCTTCTATCTTTTCTTCGCTCTCTTTTATGAGCTTGGCGTATCCGTCAAAAATAGCATAAAGCTCTTTCTTTTCTTCTTTTGTGAGCTGATATACCATATATTTACCTCTCGGGCTTCTCGCCGGTTAGAAACTCTTCGAGCGTGCGTCCTGTTATATACAGTTGGTTCCCGACTTTCTGAGCCTTAAGCTTCCCAGATTTCACATACCTGCGTATTGTGTTAACCGTTCTGTGAAGCAGCTCGGCGACTTCCTTCGTGTTATATGCCGTCGTGCCAGATTCAAGCTTAATCATAATTGTTACCCTCTCTTTCTGTTCTTCTTCGGCTTCTCCGGGTACTCCATAAGGCCGCTCTCGTCGATCTGGTCGAGAAAGTCGCCGAGTATCTGGTCGAGTGCTTCTTTCTGCTCGAGCCGGTTCGTAAAAGCGTAGTCTCTCAGCTTCTTAAGATAGGTCTTGCGGATCTTGAAAGAAGCCGTCGTGAAGTCGTCTACGTCGCTGATAGCGTGCCGGATGTCCTCGACGTCCTTCTCTGTAAGTACCGGGTCTTCTGCCGGTTTCGTTTTAAGTAGTGGATTGTTGCCGAGTGCTTTGCTCATGGTTTTCTTCTCCCTTTCTGGTTCTTTTTTTGTTACGAGTTTCACATGCATTTCTTCCTTAGTCTGTTTTGCTCTTATGATTTTTACGTTTTCCATCTTCCCCCTCGTTTCTTTATTACAGCTATGGCTTTATGCAAGGTTGTTGTACTTTGTTCCCGTCTATCGCCTTAAAGCTTGCTACATGTTTTTTGTGTTCTTCCGCGATTATCTTAGCCGCCTTATATGTCGCTTCTTCCATTTCTTTTAGTTCTTCTTCGGTAGCGCCTTTCTCTCTGAGAAGTTCTTTGTAAATTTCAGCTTTTAATCTGAGATATTCTCTTTCTGTAATTTGCGGGCTCATATAGTCGCTTTTTTCCATGTACTCTTTCATTACGGCTTTATTTATAAGCTTGTCTATTTGTTCTTCGAGCTTCCTTAGTGCCTCTGGTCTGTTAGACTCGTCAAAGTAAAAGCGGTCTTTGCCTTTGAAGTGGATCTTCCCTTTTAAGTCTTCTACCAGTTCTTTAGGTTGTTTCTCGTTCCCCTCTGCCATCATATATCCCCTTTCTGTGGTCTCATTTTCTGTATAATTTCTTCTGCGAGCTGTCTATACTGTGTCGAGCCCTTGCTCTGAATACAGTAGTCGATTATGTCCTTCCCGTGGCTCGGCGCTTCTGCTAATTTGGTATTCTGCGCTATCTTGGTCTCGAAGACCTTACCCTCGAAAGCTTGCTCGAGCGCTTCGAGTACGTCCTTGTCGAGGTTCCGGCGCTCGTCGTAGAAGGTTAGGAGTACGCCCCCGATCTCGAGCTCCGGGTTAAAACGTTCCTGCACGAGTTCTACTGTGTCTATGAGCTGCGCTACGCCCTTAAGCGGCAAGTATTGAGCCTGTACCGGGATAATAACTTCTGTGCAAGCGCTGAGCGCCATAACCGTAAAAATGCTAAGGCTCGGCGGCGAGTCTATGATAATAAAGTCGTAAGTCTTCTTGAGACCGTCCAGAGCGTCCTTAAGCAGATAGTTACGCCGGTCTGCGTTCGCGAGCTCGATCTCAGCCCCAGAGAGCCGTATGTCGGTCGGTAAAACGTCATACGCGCCTTTTGCTGTGTGCTTCGTTCTTATTGCTTTATTTATGTCTGCGCCCTTAAGCACTTCGTAGGTCGTTACGTCTCCCTCGCTCAGTTCGTCGAAGCCGGCGCTCTGTGACAAGTTCCCCTGCGGATCTATGTCTATAAGCAAGCACTTGAGACCACAGCGGGAAAGTGCCGCGCCTGTGTTTATGGCGGTAGTCGTTTTTCCTGTGCCGCCCTTCTGGTTAAGTAGCGTGATTATTTTCAAGTAAAACACCTCTCTTTCTTTGCTTCCTTCGGCATATCTGATATAATAAGAGTGGCTCGGATATTGCCTATAAATTTACAGATTCTCGGTCGTCTCTGTGGTTGCGGTACTGTCTGAGCTTTTTTCTATGTCTTCCGTGAGTGTCATCCATACCCGGTTAGCTGAGTTGAAACCCGCCGCGAAAGCCGCGTACATTTGCTTTAGGCCGCCCTCTTTGTAACTCGGAAAAGCTTCGTCGTACGTGTCGTAATTTTCTTTCAATTCCTCGAAGGTCGCTTTCATTTCTTCTTCGTCTGAGCTGTTGAGCTTTGCGAGCCATGAGTCGAAGTGAAAGAGTGGATCTGCGAGCGCGTCGGCAAAATCCGCGTATTTCTTATTGTTTATCTTAATAGTATTATCCATATTTAACATATTACCTCTCTTTCTTAGATTTTCGAGCCACTCTATAAATTATATTAGAGCTTGTTCTGTCGCTTGTCAATCTATAATGTTATCTTTTCAGTAATACGGGAAAGACAAAAAAGAAGAGCCGCCGCTACGGTAGCTCTCTTTCTGTGGTCTCGAGTCTTAAAGATACTGGGCGCCTTCATCGTAGGTAAGTATGTCTTCTTCTTCCGGCTCTTCGCTCATGTTCTCCACATAGATAAACAGGTCGCCGTTGTAGTCGTCTGTCGTGTCTACCCTGGTTATGTTGTACCATTTCGCACGATAGAGCACGGCGTCGCCTACCTCTACAATATCTCGGAAGTTGAAGACGAAAAAGCGGGTCTCGTTTTCTCCGACGCCCTTCGCCCGATACATAAGATCCTGCGAAAGCTGAGACGTATAGCACCAGAGCGAAGCGGGGCTTATCGGTATGTATGCTTCTCTCGGCATGTCTCCTTCTTCTGCGACGTTCATCTTCTTATAAATCTGGGCTCTTTTGTCTTTTAAGAAGTATTTCGATTTTTTCATATTGTCACCTCGTTATAACGTGTCTAAGTACTCTTGATAATGCTCCGTAAGTCCGACGTAAGCGTCGAGAAGGCTCGCGAGCCCGTCTATGCGATACTTAGGGCTCTGCGCCTTAATCGGTTGTATATTGCCGTTAACGTCGGTTTTTACGGCGGTATTTGTAATGCACCACTTAAGAAGTGAGTTGTTGTTATAGTTTATCTTCTTGGCCTGTAAATCTGCGCCGAGCTTCTGCATGGGTAGTGAGAGTGTCTTTACGCCTTGATAACACTTAACGAGATTAAAGCCGTAGCTCTGCATTTCTTGTACCCAGTAGGCGGCGCTGTAAGGATCGAAATAAACCCACGCCGGCGAAAGTTCGCACTTCTCTACCATTTCGAGAAACCATGCCGTAACGTCGCTATAGTTGATCTGGTTTCCCTCGCATAGTCTCAGAAGACCGGCTTCGTACCACTTGTCGTAAGGTATCTTTTCTTCCTGTACCCGTTGCTCGAAGTGCTCTTTCGGTAGCCAGTACATCTGAATAACATAGCGCTTCTCGTTCCGATCCATAAAGAGAAGGGTAGCGGCGGTAAGATCTCCCACGTGCGATAAGTCTACGCCGCCGATAGCATAGTAGCCCTTAAAATCGACTATATCGAAGGTCTCTTCGTTGTTAATGTCGTCGAAGGTTAGCCAGGTACTCGCCGTCGTGCTGATTACGTTAAAATCTTTTGTTAATACGCCGGTTAGATCCCTCGGGCTCTGTTTTGCCCGTTCTACTTTGCTGATAAGGTCGTCGAGCTTTTTAATATGTCCGAGCGACGGGTTAGCCTTCTCCCACTTCATAGGGTCGAGCCACTCGTCTTTACTGTCGAGCTCGTACAGGATCGGCAGAAAGTGCTCGTCTTTTATCGTACCGTCGCACACTCCGCATGCGTACTTGTGCATGTCGTCGAAGATACACTCGCGCACCGTTCCGGCGGTCGTTATCATCACAAGAAGCGGCTCGCGTCGTGCGCTCTGGCTCTGGCGCATTACTTCGTACGTGTTCCTGTCTTTGATACTGTGAAGCTCGTCTATGATAACAAGAGAGCTATTAAGACCGTCGAGCGTGTCGCTATTGCGTCCGAGCGGTTGCATTTTCGAGAAGGTAAGCGGAAAGTATAGGTCGCTCTTTCGCTTCTTCGTGATTTCTGCGAGCTCTGCGCTCTGGCGCACCATATTACAGACTTCTTCATAGATAATACGAGCTTGGTCTTTCTTCGACGCCACGCTATACACTTCCGCTCCGGCTTCGCCATCTGCGATAAGGCAATAGAGCGCGAGCCCAGAAAGAAGCGTACTCTTCCCGTTCTTCCGCGCCACGTAGAGCATGGCTTCGTGGTAACGTCTCTCCCTTGTGGTCTTGTCCACGAAACCAAAAAGCGCCGAGATAAAAGCCTTTTGGAATAGCTCAAGCTTTACTGGCTGCCCCGCCCATTCGCCTTTACTGTGTTTACAGAAACGTTCTATAAATTGTATAGGCCGCTCTGCTCTCTTCTGATCGAAGACGTAGCCGCCGCTCGGCTCGTGTATGTCTTTGCTGAGCTTTTCGTATTGCCGTCTAATACGCTTACCCACGATACACGTACCAGAGCGTATAGCGTCGAGATACTCGTCGATATAGTTGCTCATGATTGTTTTAAGAAGTCGTAAACGGCGTTACTCTTCTCAGCTTCTGAGCTCTTCCCCATAAGGTCGGTTAATTGCCGGTACATCACAGAAAAGCGCTGTACGGTCGTATTGTAGCTTTTAAGCGCCGGCGACTCTCTATAGAAGTCCTGTTTCCCCTGTTGAAAGTGTTCTACCTCGCCGGTCTCCTCGATCTGGGTCTTAAGGCGTCCGAGCGTCTTCTCGATAAAGCTCAGCTCTTCTATGAGCTTCTCCGCGATAGCTCGCTTGTCTTCCGGCACCTTCTGTAGAATGTCGTCAAAAGTAGATCTCTTTTTCATTTCTTTGCACCTCTCTTTCACTTGAGACCACAGAGAGAAGCCTTAGCCCGCTCTATTACGTCGTCGATCTGGGCTTGCTTCTTCTTGAAATCTTTTGTCTCTACGCTTTCTTTTACCGCCGTCACGTTTCCGGCGTCGTCAAAGACCACAGTATCATGCTTTCTACCGTGCTCTGCGTTGTGGTCTTTTTGACACAGCGCTTCTAAGTTGTCGAAGTTTAACGCTATCTCCGGGTCGTGTACGTTTGAAGCGTTGAGCCACTTCTTGTGGTGACATATCGTCGCCGGATCTCCGCACCGCTCGCACACATAATTCTTAGATAACATATAAGCCGCCGATACTTTGCGCCACGCCTTAGAGTTGTAGAAGCCGTCTATCCCGTGTTTACTCGGCATAGTCCCGAGCTCTGAGTGTGATAGCCTTAAGAAGGGCTTCTATGGTTCGATTAAGCGCCTGATCGTCGCTATGGTCTGCAAAGTACCAGAGCGTAATTAAGAAACCTTCTACAGTTTTAACGAGCGGCTCTCCGGCTTGGTATGCTTCCGCGAGTCCTGTAGTAGTCTCGATATAGCTCGGTAGGGCGGCTACCAGAGCGCTTATAAGGTCGTCATTTACTCCGGCGTCTACGTGTAAGACGTCTCTTGCTTCTGCTAATGTCATAATCTTTACCTCGTTACTCCCTAAACGGAAAAGAGCCCGAGAGCTTACGGTAGCCTCGAGCCCTCTTCCTTAGAGAGGTTATTCTTTTGGAAACACTGAAGAAATGCTCTGTACGAGTGTTTCGTACGTCCTTTAGTTACTTGTCGCCTTGTAAAGCTTCACGAAAGCTTCTGTCACGAGCGGCTTGCAATCGGCGATACACAGCGCCCTGTAGTCAACGACGCCCTTCTTAAAACTCGACTCTCTCGAAGACTCGATAACGATACCTTCGGGAAGGTTGTAGCCGAAATACTTCGAGAAGTTACCCAGATATACGACGTTATCGTCGATATTGTCGTCAATCACTACCGGGAAGCCGAGCACTTTACCGATACTCTCGTCTTTCGGGTCTGCGATAAAGATAGGCCGGTTAGTGGTATCGAGGATAGAGTAAAAGATGGTGTAAAGCGCCCTGTTATTCATAGCCATCTTAGCGCCGGCGGCATACCCACGCTTAAGCAGAGATACAAACTCTACGATTTTCGCATAAGTAAAAGATCCGTTTGCCGCGATCTCTACGGCGTTCTGGGTCGCTCCGCTCTTAGTCCATGTGATCGTTTCGAGCCCGGAGCCCTGCGAAGATCCTGTGCCGGCTACGACGGTATAGTCGAGCGTCTCAAGCACGCAATCTCTAAGCTCTTCGATAAGATAGCTCTCGAAAGCGTTAACGCTCATCTTCCGCACCTTCTCGCTGATACTGAATACTTTCATGATCTCGTAGCCGTCGAAGGACACAGCCGCCACGGTAACGTTCTCAGAGTCTACCGGCGCAGCTTCCGTATGCCATGCGGCCTTCGTGCTCGGCGTTCCGATCGGCACAGAGATCTTAGTCGGCATATTGAAAGACCGGCACTCTCCCAGAAGACCGCCCATAGTGCGAGCCTTCCGAATGATCTCGTTAAGCGTCTGGGTCGGAAGCACGGCGGCGCTGTTTGCGCTCGTGTTATAAGCGTCGTTTCTGGTCTCGATCCCGAGCTCGAAAGCTCTCTTTTCGACGTCGCTCAGCTTATGCCCGAGCAAGGTCTTAAAGAAGCCGCTACGGTACTCTTCGGTCGCGTAAACGGTCTCACGGTCGAAAGTCTTCCCCTGTGGTGTCATGTTGGATCCCTCGAGGAAAGAAAGAGTCTTCCTTGCGTCGGATCTGGTTTCTGCGTTTTCTTTTGCTTCCTTGATCCCCTTAAGCTCGAGGTTAAGAGCGTCTACGTCGGCGTCGGCGTTGGAGTCGATCTCTTTGCCGATCTCGGCGGCTCTCTTCTGCATATCCTCGATACTCTGGTTACGATAGAAGTTAAAAGCTTCTGCTGTGTTGTTAAATTTCATGTCTTTTTACCTCGTCTTTCCGCGCTTCTGCGCTGTCTTCGCTTCTGGGTATCACGAGCGTTATCTCAGCCACGCTATAAGCGCCCTTCGCGTTGTGGCGATCTGCCACAGATAGCGCGGTTACCTTATACCCGTTATCCCTTGCAAGCTTGTAAATGTTTTTAATTGCGTTCTCACTCTCCATACCTACACCCTCACTTTCATGATCTGGTTAACAAGTACCCTTGCTTCGCGCTTCTTCTCCATGAGACCACAGAGGAGGGCTCGAGCGCTTCTACTCTCTGCCGAGACCGTAGTAGACTCGTAAGCCGGGAAGCCGGTTAAAGAGCACTCGTAAACTTTCGCTATGCGTCTGATAGTCCTTGTGTTGGTTTTTGGGTCGTAAGAGTCGCCGCCATCCGGCACCGTGAAAGCGTAGCTCATACCTCGAAGGTCGCCACGCTCTACGGCCTTGTAAGCTTCTCTCCCCGCTTCGGTATCTGGCAGCACAGCTCGGAAAGTTAGACCTTCTTCGTCAACCGATAAACTCATAGTCTTGGGCGTACGTGCGAGCGGTATCTTGCTCGCATCGTGTCCGACTAAGAGCCGTACGTCGCTAAGGTCTGCGCTGTCGAGTGCGCCACGTTCGATAATTTCGATATAGCTACCGCCTATATCGTTTATGCGAGTCGGCGAGCCATATACCACAGGCCGCCCACTCAAAATAAGAGCTTTGTTACCGTCTGCCGCCGGTTCGTTTGCTCGTATTTCCGTAACACGAATTTCTTTCATATTGCCGCCCTCATTTCTGCGAAGCCTACAGAGTAGCCGATCTTATAGAGCTGAGTCTTCCCCAGAAGATAGCTGTCGAATACATGCCGCTTTGCGTCGGCTTGCCCTCGTAAGTAACCGATCTGGTACTCGTCGTAGGTTCGCCCGGTCTTATAATCCCGTTTTCGTTCCGTTCTTTCGATACTCATGTTTCCCCGCCATTTCTACAAAATCGAGCTTGCCGCTCTCGTCTACTCTGATCCTGTAAACACGCGTATAACCGAAAAGCGTTGAAGTGGTAAGCTCTATCTCGTCTTTGGTATAAGTCGCTCTTAGCACCGTCGAAGCGACGAGCTTCTTAATCTCATTCTCTGCCATCTTCGCCGCTCTTTCCGATCTTTCGCTTAAGAAGATACTCAGTAACATGCTGTTGATCCATAATATTAAGTGCCTGTAAGCGCTTATCTCCATCCTGTACGCTCGGAAGGTTAAGGATCTCGAGCGCTTGGTTAATGCTTAGAAGCCCGTACGGCGCGAGCTGAGCTATGAGAGCTACCTTTGTCTTGTTGCTCGTAAACTGTAAGCGCCCAGATTCAAAAAGAATACTGTTGCCGTAAGCTTGCTCTCGATCGTTGAAGAGCTTAGCCGTAAACTCTTGCGATAATGCTAAGGCGATCGGCTCGAGAGTGCTCTCATAAAAAGCGGCGTACTGATCCTCTGTGTATGAGCTGTTTACAATGCTTTCTGTTATCCCCAGATAGTTGTAGATCTTCGTCTTTACCTCTTTCGCCTGCTCTGCGTCCAGTATTACCGGCTTGTGGTCGATCGGCTTATAATCCATTTTCTGATCCGTCGCCACGACGCCACCATCGTTACCGAGCTCGAGATAGTCTTTTACGAAAGCGTCTCTCTCGGCCTTAAGCTTGCCCGGGCTCATGATCTGGGTAAAGCTCAAGATACCGCGAATGTTGGCGCCGGCTTTGATCCCGTTAATGATCCCTTCGTTCTCTGTCTGTGCGAGCTCGATCCCGGAAGAGATAGCGCCGTTGTCTTCGCCCAGTATCTCGCTATCGTTGAAAAAACGCCGTAAGTGAATAATGTCGTCGTAAGGTAGCACCGTCTCCCGCCCATCACGCAACATGAAACCACAGAAGAGAGCACCGGCAGCGTCCTTTAGTATGTTTACGTGAGTCGCTGTTATCGGATATACGGCGTTCAAGTTGCCGCGCTCGTCTTTGTCGAGATAGGCGAAACTGTTGTTATACAAGAAGAGCCGCGTCGTGAGCTTGTAAAGAAGATCGTAAGCGCTCATGTAGCGATTCGGTCTCACTTGTAGGATTCTATTAAGCCTCTGGTCGCCATCCGTGCGCTTCTGTCCGGCGTAGGTTACTACGTGCGAGCCCTTAAGTTTTCCGGCGTTCCGGGCTATCGCGTCTACCGCTTCCCGGAAGACGTCGTTCCCGTATGCGTCGCCGGCATACATAGAGAAGCCGCTCACCGGCTCATTGACGAGCTCGGTCGTTACTCTGGTTTTCTTCCTGTTAAAGAGTCTGTCGAAAATACCCAAATTCTTTACCACGCTTTCGTTTTGATTCTCGGCACCGGGAAAGCGCCGGTTACGTTTATCGCTTCGTCGTCCAGTACCTCGAAGCTTGCGATATTGTCGAGTGCGATATAGCAAGTAGCATGCTTCGTCATCTGGCTCTCTATCGCTAAGAAGCCGTCGATCTGTGGGGCTTCGTACTGTAGCCTTGCGCCGTCTATCGGATAGCCGGTCTTCTGTATAATTTTCAATAATATCGGCTTATCCATATTAACGCCTTTTCCGCCATACCACATAATATAGTATTACCCTACTTACTAATAATACCATATATACGGCTTACTGTAAATACTGTATTACTGAAAAAGACGCAAAATAAAAGCGTACCGATATTACCGATACGCCCTTACCTTTGTCAGATTTCTGATAAAGGTTATACCTTGCCGAGACTTGGTTTTTCCTTGCCTTTTTTATCCTCAGAAGGTTTCATAGACTCATCTTCGTACTCTTCTGGATCCCACTCATAAATCAATACGCCACCTACCATTATACCGCCGAGATCTGCTTCTTTGAAAATATTGTACCTGGGGCAAAACTCAAAATGTATTTTCCCCTTAGTTACGCCACGATTCTTAAGAAGTATAACGTCGATCGGTAAAAACTCACCCTCAGCGCCCTTCTTATCCATTTCTTCCGCTACTGTCCGTACTCTGTTTATATGTTTCTCTTTGCTCTCGTAGACTAATTCTCTGCTACCGTTTTTCTTTGTGAGCCAATGCCTTTTATACTCCATACCGCTATACTGTAGCCCGATAAGCGTATCACTCGAATACTCAATAGATCCGCTCTCTTTGAACGAGCCCATACTAACAGGATCGAGATAGCTCGCACGATTGAAAGACGATATAACCATAATCGGGATCTGATACCTTACCGCCATATCTTTAAGGTTGTTTACGTCTTCGTCTGTAAGAAGTCGCTTGTCGTTGCTCTTGCTATCCTTGCTCGGTTTAAGGATCTGGAGATAGTCGATTATTACAAAAGGCTTCGTTTTTCTTGCTTCTATGTGTGTCTGTATGGCTGTTTCCACCATTTCAACCGATACTTTATTATTTCTCAAGATGAAAATATGCTCGTTCGCTTTCTGTGTTTCTTCGAGAGCTTCGTCGAAAAGCTTTCTCTTATCGTCGCCTATAGATCCTACCCGTCCTCTCAGAATGTCGCCCATGCTGAGCCGGTACTTTTGCCGGTTCTTCTGCTCTCTGTCCTTGTCGTCAGCCGTCAGCCGGTAAGTATTGCGGCTTATACTCTTGGCGTTAAGCTCGTTCTTGCTCATTTCGAGCGAGAAGATAAGAACGTCTTTACCGGCGGTCGCCATGTTCTCGGCGATCTGCATTGTAAAGGTAGTCTTGCCTAGAGAGCTTATAGCGCCCACGAGTATTAAATTACCGCCCAGAAAGCCGCCGTCGAGCTTGTCGTCGAGCTGTGTAAACCCTGTAGCCCAAATAGGTAAGTAGCCCTGTTGAGCTGTTTCTATGTCTGTTAATAGTTCCTCTATTGCCGCTTTCTGGTTCGTATCTTCTAAATATGCTTTTATGTCTTCCTGGTTCATTTTCTATTCTACCCCCGTTTCTCAAACATCTTGATATAACTACTTCGGTACTCTTCCACAGAAGCATAGCCGAGCCGCTTAGCTTCCCGCGTGTCCTCTTCGAGCTCTTTCTTCTGGGCGTATGCCTTCTTCTCTTCCCGCGTAAACTCGATATGCCCGACGAGTTGCTTACTCTGTCGTTCAGCCCTGTTAAGCGTGCGTCCTACGTAGTTTTTACTCTTCCCCGTTTTTCTCCCGGGCTCGCGATAAAGGCCAGAAGACCTAAAAAGCCGCTCAGTAAGCGCCCGATCAGAAGTGAAACCATACAGAAGAGAGCAAAGAGCGAGATCGGCTTCGCTATGGTTGCCGCCGTGCAAGCTCGTATTGCCTTCATAGAGCGCCTTCACCTTTTCGCCGGTGCTCCCGCTCATGAATATCCGCTCGAGTATCTCAGCGTCGCTGAGCTGTGCGACTTCCACGAGCCACCGCTCGTAAGTGTAGCCGGTAGCACCGCTTGAGACCACAGAAGGGGCGTTGCTCGGCTTCTGTCGGCTCAGCTCTGCCGGCGGTACTTCTTCGTCTCGTACAAAATACGTGTCGTACAGGGCGTCTAACTTGCCGGTACAATCTGTAAGGGTATGCTTGCCTATCACTTCGCCGCTTATGGCTACGTAGCCGGCGTCGAGTATCTGGTACTCTCCGACCTGTTTCTCTTTCTCGTTATGGAAAATGTCCGGCACTTTCTTTGCTACCTTCTTCCCGATCGAGTCCGGCAGCTTGCCGAAAGCGATCACATGTACCCCAGTACCGCTCGGCGATACTTCCGTATATGAGTCGAGTAGCGCGATTATTTCGCCGGCTTCTGCGGTCGTTCTGTGTCGTTTCGGATCTGCGACGTTATCGAGGTCGAAAGCGATAATGCCGGTACCAGTAAGCGCGATCCCGACTCCCATAACCTCTACCTGTCCTACATAGTCTCTCGAGTGTACGTAAGCGGTCTTCCCGATCTGGGCGGCGGCTTCGTCGAAAGTCGCTAAGTGCTCCGGGTTATCGGTCGATCCGTTCTTGAGTGTATAAGGGTTGATCGGCGGCTTATCATAACCGCCTACCCCGCCGTGCTTCTTGTCGTTCCATATCATCGGATAGCACACCCAGATTTTCCTATGTCTGAGCGGCTCTAATTCTTTCGGTAGCTCCATAGTTATCACCTCTCTATCTTCCGGGAAGATAAACACCAAAAACCCTACTTATCTGTTTACCCGTTCATAAATAAACGTGTAAACCGATAATCTCGTCGTTCCTGTAGGTATCTTATACTTGAGACCACAGAAGAGGCTCTATCTCTCCGTATCTACGTCTATCTTTCCCGTATTACTGTTATTACCTATACTACCATTATTACCTGTCTTATCCCCCTCTATCGTTTTTCACTCGCAGAGGAAAGTTTAAC